GGCATGACACCCGGTGTAACAAAAAGGTTTTGCCATGGTGATGATATAATAACTCTTTTTACTAATTATCCCTCCGCGATGGCCTGGAATGAAGTGGCTGAGAAGTGCCGTTTGAAGGGCCAGGAGAGTAAATTGCTTACTGACTGTAGTTACCACGAATACCTCCGGGTCATGGGGTCACCTGGTGGGAAGTTGTTAGGATGTTTAGCCCGAAGTTGTGCTACTTTTGCTAATGGTAACTGGGAGAGCGATAGAACTGTGGGGCTGGGTAATAAAATTAGAGAGATCTTCTCTAATGTTAGCACATTAGTTAGACGAGGAGCCGATCGTGGAGTATGTGAGCAACTCTGGAAGCTGTCAGCTCAAAGGTCTGCAGAGAGGATAAAGAGTCTTAGACCATATAAACAGCATGTGGTAAATATGTTGCCAATGGATAAAGCAGCTAAGCAGACTTACCTCACCAAGAATAACTTAGTTGATAATGAGATTTTAACTGCTGGAAGGAAAAACAATGACGTAGAGATTGATTATTCCAAGCTTGATAACAACGTGACGAAGCCATATACAGAGAAGATTGTTAAGTCTTTGCCGCAGTGGGCTAATATCTCTGGGAACAATAGAGAGAAGATGGCCAATACGTTACAAATGTCAACATATGGTACAGAGTTACCCGCAGGTAATCAAGATGTAGGTATGGCCGTATCTATTTCGAGGATTCCTGGAATGACTTTCTCTACAACTGGGAACACAACAGTTGATAAAGCCAACATACCTTTGCCAAGTTTGTCTCAGAGGTTAGGGGTTGAGCTTCGTAAAGGGAATATTGATGGGTTTGATTACAAGTTAGCTTTAAAAATAATTTCTGATGAGGCTCCGAACTGGCGTATCAAAAATAAAGTTAAAGCTTTGTTTGTTGTGTTACAACATTGTTCATTGTCGGGAGGACATAACAAGTACGAGCTTATAGCTTACCTGACCAAGCAACCAACCCATATTATTAGAGAAATTCTGGAAGCTGAGGGATGGGCCGAAGGGAAAGAACAAGTTCTAGATTATCGAGACGTGCCAGAAGTGGCTTCTTGTATAAGACAATTTAAGTGGAGCTATGGGTTGTTAGCTGGGTTAGAAGCCGGTGAAATAGAAGGGTTTAAGTACATGGATGAGAGTGGTCATACTATATCGTCCCGCACTTCTTTCTATTACTGACTGGAGTGTATCATGGAAACATCT